ACCGCAGTCAGTCCAGTAATACTATGCGCGATACTTGTGGCGTCGGTGTTTACAAACGTCCGCGTTATCGCGACACGTTTCCGATAACGATCCAGCCCGACCTCTATTTCATCTGTTGAATGTGTGCGGAGGTTGTCAATGGTAGACTTTACGTCCTCCAGCCACCGAACAAATATTTCTTGAGCCGTTATAACGTGTTCGTTTATCGGGCCGATGGTCATTTCAAAGTAACATCCGCAGCAATAAGGTTGCGTTTAACAGGGTCTGAAATGGATATTTTCAAAGACCGTTGACGGAATGATCCCAACCGCGTCCAGATAACTCGATTCAAAAAAATACCAATCTTGCCCAAATCGCGCCATAGTTCATTCGACCAAGTTTTCCCCCCGTCGTCGGTAAATTGCAGCATGACTTGAGGATCAGAACCTTGGCCCGTTGTCAGTCCGACGCCCGTTTCAAATTCCAATTCCAGGCGCGGCATTCTGACCCTTTGACCGTTCGCAAAATATGGTTCTGATATTGCCGTGGCAATTAAGTCGGCACCGTTCTCGTCGTAGGTGTCGGGGTCCAACTCGTAAATATTACCGTCCTCAAAATCACCGCAAATCACTTTGCCGTACACCTCGACGCCCGTAGAAGCCCGCCAGCGTGTCTTGTCTGTCGATTGCCTCTCATGCCAAAGGCCGGTGGCTATGTCGTACACCCAGGTTCCTTCTGAGAAGTTCAGGACATAGAACTTGTGCCCCGCAGCCGTGTACGTCCAAGCCTGTGCATCTGACGGGGTTGCGTAACTCTCAATCGCGCTTTCGACGGCATGGGTTGAAATTCGTTGTGGCGTGAAACCGTTGGCTCTGTAGACCGTCTTATCGTTGCCCAACCAGAATAAAGAATTGTCCTCATCTGCAACGGAAAACTTAGCTAAACATCCACGGTCAATTCGTCCGCCTGACATTCTGGAAAACGGGAAACTTGCGCCGCTGTTGAACCAGACTTCCGTTGTTTTTTTGCCAAAGTGCCATAGTTGACCCTTATTGGCGTATGACCGAATAATTATGTCCGGGTTAGCTTCCGCCGTGGCAAAATCCAGAGCGTCCCAAGCTGTGGAATCTAGAACTGAACTGATGTAAAACAGGCCGGTCGAATCCTTAGCGACAATCGTGTACCCATCCAAGAACGTGACCGATGACGCAGTCGGAAAATCACTGTCAGCAATCACTGCCAATGTGTCGGTTGATACAGTGTAAGTATAACCCGCCGTGCCGGAGATTATTGTCAACTGCAATCCGTTGTCGGACATGGTGACGTTACCGGCAGAACCAACGCTCCCAAGGCTTGCAGCAACGCCTGTTGAGGACACGCTGTATAAATTCGGGCCTGACACTACATAGAGAATGCCAAGCATGTTGTGGGTGCCTCGCACGGGGCCTGAACCGGCGATTGAGAACGATTTAAGGCCAGGAGTCCCCCACAAGGTTAGTTTTGCTTTAGCCCGTTCTCCTTGGATGCGCGGGTAGAAGTTTACTAACCTCTCAACACTGATAGGCGTGGAGTCAGACTGTGCAGATTGTACAGCGAACGGTTGTCTCATGTTAGGTTAGCCATTACGGTCATAACGCCGACTGAAACGTGAGCAATATTGGCGGATGAATCAACGACTTTTAGCTCAAAATGATATTGTCCAGCTAAATCGGCTGTATTAGCCGCCGTGATAGCAACAGTACAGATTCCGTTCGTTGGGTTTGACAACGTGGCGGTTGTGGTAAACTCAGCAGTGGTTGAAAAGTTGCTTGCGCCAGCCGCGTTTTTAGAGGTGGCAAAGGTTACGGTTGAGCCTGTTAAGTTATACACAGCACCCGCATTGTCATAGATGGTGAACGTGACTGTTCTAGTGTCACCACTGACAATCTGGAAGTGCTGGTTATGGCGCGGACTTGATGATCCCGTTATGTCAAAAGTGCCTTTTAATCCCATATCTCTTTCCATCTAATTCTAGTGCAATGTTGACAAGCCCAATGTCTTAACGGTGGGTACATGACCGGGATGTCGAAATGCTTCACACGGACCCATTTATGGAACCCGAAGAAACACAAAACCGACTTCATTAGGCAGTGTTATTCTGTAAGTAGGCGTTAGATTTCCGCGTAGGCCAATATGTGATACGGGCTATGGTGCCGTTGAGTGAATAGTTAGTACTAACAGCTAATCCTCCTAGTTCAAATTGAGTTACTGTTGGCAGCGTTCCAGATGTATCTGGGGTGCCAGCAGTCCCGTCCATAACGTGAGCGAAGTCATTAAGTGAAAAAGCTATAGCTGATTTAAACGCAACACCAGGAGTCTGCCCTGAGACAGTAATATTAGCTTTAGTCGCACCCCCATCAGCAACAAGTGCCTGAGCGCCACCTCCTGAATTTATTCTAATATCAGTAAACTCTTGATAAGTGTCATCGTCTAAAGAAAATAACCCTGATGGCTTTCCAGACGCCTGATTGTGGGGTATTAAAAACTCACCCAACAAAGTCCCCGCACTCTGATTATACCAACTAGAGAAATTCGTGCCTGTCATAAAGGCAGTCTCAGCCCCACGGGCGACGGCGGCGGTGGTTGTCGGGATTGGGCTGGTGGGGAAGGAGCCTTCCGTAACATCGGCTTGCCACATATAGATAGCTTCTTGATTTAACACACCACTAAAGGAGTTGTCGTTGTCAGCTTCGGCTGCATAGATTAGGAACTGAGGATTGCCAGCGCCCGTAGCCATATCAGCCGTGACAGAACAGAAGAACCAACCATTACCAACATCTTCTATAGTGCTCGCGTCAGCGCCAGTTACAGTGCCAGCGACTCCGTTATCCAAATCAAAATAAGCTATATTAGTCACAGCGCCTTTATCTAAGATAGCTAACGCAGCCCATGTGCGGACGCCCTTCTTGAGATAACATTGAAATGTGTGGTCTACGGTGTCTGTAATCGTCGCTTCGACATGAAGCTGTCTAATATAGTGGCTTGAAGTTGCCGTTGCGTCTTCCAGAAGGGCAGTGCCAGTTATAGCCCCATCAGGTGCCGTAACCGCTGCCGCTGTTTCATCTGACCTCACGTTCACCCATATAGCTTGCGTAAAGTCTTGACTGTAAGTTGCAATATTCTCTCTACTCTCCTCAATCACCAGCCCCCTCGACGTAAGCCCAGTCGATTGTATTCTGTCAGTTGTCGGGATGTAGGTGGATAGTTCGCTGTCCTGTTGAAGCTGAACCCTTGAGAAGATAAGGGAGCCTGTAGCAGTACCATTAACACCTAAACCAACACGAACCACACCCGTAACGTCTGCAGCTGTTGTGAATGTTATAGATCGCCATCCAGGTGTAGTTGGGAGTGCTGCGCTTGTATTACCACTATCCCCAGTTAAACTAGCAATGGATAAAACAGTCGTATTGCCAGATGTTACAGAACCACTTTCAAAGTATGCGCTGAGTGTATATGTAGAGTTGGCTTCTAATGTCACAGGTTGCTGAAGAGCCGGTCGTTCTGCTGTTCCAGATTGCTCAACAGAAACTTCGCCGCCGAACACAGTAGACGTGCCGAAAGCCGATGTGCCCGTGGCGAAGCCTGTCGTCCAACTCGTCCCAGGATGAGCGCCTTCCGTATGACCACTGTTTATAATGTGGTTCCACTTCTGATTAGAACTCGTCTGAGTTGTGGTCTTGATATAAGGGCTTGCGGCTGTACGTCCGTTCGAAAGTTCGAGCATGGCACCGAAGATGTAGACAGCTAACGTACCCGCGTCCCTGTCAGGTAATATAATAGAATTATGGCTTGTGTTGGTAGCGTCAGAAGTTACAGTAAAAGATGCCCTGTACCAACCATTACCAGCATCAGCGTAAGTTATATTAGTTGCGCCAGAAGAACTATCCGTACTTGGCACACCCGCTGTCCAAGCTATTTCAATATAGCCCTGCCAATCAGCCCCTACACTATCCCAAAGCCCAAGCCTTGATTTTGCACTGTCTGCATTTTTTAGATACATAGAAAAAATGTACGCTGTAGAGTTAGCAAGAGTTTTTGTTTGTTTGCGTCCACTGGCAGCATGAGAGCCGCCCGCAATCTTGTCAGCGGTTATAAGGCCGTCAATAGGGTTCGCTGTGTCATCAACGGTTATTGTAGCTGTGCCATAATTATCTGCCCAAGTCGTACTAAAGTCTTCCGACTGCAACAACAGATTCCGATAAATCCCGCCATGCTCAAAGCGTGGACCTTGGTATATTGCGGTTGTGGTGGCGTTATAGGGGAGGAGGACTGGGCCAGCATGGAATAGAACATTCCTGGCTAAGATGCTTTCAACGCCTGTGCCTGTGTAGCTCTGAGAGTTGCCCGAAGAAGGCCCGAACAGTAATTGGAAACCTGTGTTAGTTGTGTTCCCGCTATCCCCGGTTACAGAACAACGATACCAGCCATCGTCTAACGCTGTAATTGTGGCGGTGTGTTGTGCGTCTTCCGTTAGGACTGTGCCATCACCAAGATCAAAGATAGAGACATCACTAGCATTATCATAGTTTAACGTCCGTAAAACTAACTCATCACGGTTTGACGCCTTTGCCTCTACACTAAATGTGTAAGGGGAGTCCTCTTCTAAAGCTGGCGTAGGAACGACATCATTCACTAAGTGAGATGCAGAAGAAGTGCTATCCTCTGTCACCACCCAATGGGTTCCACTAGCTGCTACAGAGAGGCGTGTCTTAGTCCAACTAGCATCGCTAAAGGTATTACTGTTAATAGCCAGATTATGAGGCGCAAACCCAAGCAGCCCATCGCTGCCCGTGACCATAGCCGTGCCGGTACGGGCGAAGGCAATGCGGGGGTCTAAAGTCTTTAAGCTGGCGAACTTCAGGTCGAGCGACGGATTTTGGCTTGTCCGCGCACCCATAACCCCGCCGGGGCGCAGCATTCCTACCATTACGAAGTCCCGTCGTATGCCGCAACTTTTTGACCGGCTTCAACACCGAAATACTCGACAGTGTTGCCCGGTAAAAACATCCCAGACGCGGTGGCTGTCGGGCTGGCACCAAATACCAAAAAGGCATCAGCGTCGGCAATCACCCTGACAAATCCCGTATCTCCGTTGAACGCGGCAGACGCGGCGCTTGCTGTGTATGAAACTTTTTGTGTTGCCTTAGACGGTTCACTACCGGCCTGTACTCTATCTGATTGTACAGTGGTGATAGCGCCATATTCTGAAATATATAAATTTGCCATCTGTCTTTCCTAAAAAAATGTTGCTTCTGAGGGTGTGGATTCATCAATCGGTAAATCGGTCTGCCGCCGAAGTTCTTTTCTCGCCTCTATCGCCTTGCGTTCGATCCGTGTGGCTGTGTCTGCCTGGACTTCAAAATCAACGATGAGTTCATCCGCCATGATCCACGAGAGGGGCTGAAATACGTTTGAGGGGATGTCTGTTAGATCCCAAGACACAAGAAAGGTTTCATCCAAACTGGCCTGGACATTAACAATTATCTCGTCAACCGTCGCGGCATCTTCTGATGAAGGAGTTTCACCACCAGCCACTACATGGAGGTGCTGCAATACGCGGTTGCGTAAATCTGCCTTTGTTGCCATTACTTATTACCACCGAAGGTCAGTTTTTTCTTTTTCTCGACCTTCTTCGGCTTCTCTTGCTCAATAATAAAATGGCTGTTGCCTGTAAACCTATGACCAAATTCTTCGTTGACCTCAACATAGTCACCGTTCTTTTTGAACGTGCTGCCAAAATAGGCAAGCTCATCAGGGCCATGCCCGGTTGAGTCGCCAACAAATTTAAATTTCATTTGAATATCTCCAAAAAAAAGGGGAGAGCAATTAAGCCCTCCCCAAATTCATCAAGGTACAACGTAGTGAACGACAACCGTAATGGTCCCCGTTCCGCCAGAGTTGGCGGCAGCATTCGCCTCAATCTGAATGGTCGTATCGTCGGCAAAGGTTTTTGGCCCTGCTGATCTAAGAACGCCACCAAGAGGAAGGAAGATGCTCACTTCTGGTTTAATACCAGCCACGGCATCCCCGGAAACAACCCCGAAGTTTCCCAACCCGTCAGGGTCGGCGGCATCAGTCCCGTTATCTGCCCAACCTACGTCAAGGTCGAGGGCTTCTGTACCTGTATCAAGGTCATCACCGTACATATACCCACCGACGACAACCGCGCCTTTTGGCACTTTGCACATTTCAAAAATGTCGCCGTCTTCTACGTTGGCGGCAATTTCATAAGTCCCATAGGCGGCACACAGAAGCCCCGCACCATGAGATTGAAACACGGGAAACGTTGCCGCCGCCCGTGTTGCTGTTAAGGTTTCAGCCGCCATGATTAAGCGTCTGCCGTGGCACTAAAGTAGCCCGTCACCATGCCGTGATCTTTCAGATCAGCGGTGTCCGAAGAACCAGATCCAAAGGTCAGTTTTTCAACAGCGCGGATTTCTTCAATGGCAACGCCGTGCTTGTCGCCATAGTCGAACTCTTCCGTTTTGGAAGTGGTCCGTTTTGCCCACGCAAGGCCGATGGCCTGAGCGCCACACAGGTACACAGAACCAACCGTGCTTGAAGAACCGCCAACTGCGCCAACCGAAGGAATGTCTTCGATTTCCTTGACGATGCAACCGTCGTAGACGATGTCACCACCAGCAAAAAGCGGGTTGTTTTTGCCACGGGCCATTGCTTCCCGCTGTGCAGCCGTAATAACAGAATCAGCCTTTAGGTCACGGAAACTGAGGGAGTTAGCATAAACGATATACCACCGCTCGTCTTCCGTAGTGCGGATCGGTCGAATCTTAGGGTCAGCCGTCAAAGCAATACGCTTCATCAACGTCAACGCAGCGGCGTCAAATTTGTCAGCCGTTGTGTCGATGGTTGCCAGAGCAACGGAGTGGTCAACGTTGTAGTTGGACTTCAATGCTCCGAAAAGCACACGGTCAGCATTATCGACCGACCAGATGTCCTTATTGGCTTCCGAAACAGAACCATAAGCGGTGCCGTTTTTAGAACCCATAGCTGAGATGACCGCATCGCGAAGGTTTTCCATGCTCCAATCTTTGAGCATTTCACGGGCAGCGTTGCGAAGCGGAATGGCAGACTTTTGCTCCTCCATGTCGGAAACACGAACGGCATTCCGCAGCTTGTCAACTGTGACAAGGTGGCTGCGTGTGTCCATAGATTCTTCGTTGCCTTCGAGGGTGCTTGAACCCGTAACGCCAGCCCCTGAGAGTTTGTTAACCAAGGCATAGGTGATTTTGTCACCACTTTTCTTGGTCAGGTCTTCTTTAACCTGAATGATAGAATTGGAAGTCGTCCCCATCGACGCTTTGAAGCGGTTCTCGGAAAGATATTCCCGGTAGTATTTCGCGTCCCACTGCTGAACAGTTAGACCCGACGCAGCACTTGTGTCAGTCATTGTAAAAAGTTCCTTCTAAGGTTACCGGCACCTCCCAGTGTCGGTGGTTCCTTATTAAAAGATTGCGTCCAACGGCGTATGATCCGGCTCAACAGGGTTTCCCCTGCCGCCTACATTCCGATCATCTGCCAACGATTTAGGTATTGCCGAACGGGCAGCTTGGTCCGCGTCTGCCTTGGCTTTCGCATCGGCCTCAAGTTCAAGTTTCAACTCTGCCTTGAGTTTTTCACGGTATTCTGTGGGGTTGCCCATTTCTGCGATTGCCATTTGGTTCTTGGCCGCTTGGTAAGCAAATTCCCCTGGGTGCGCCGACTGCGCTGCTTGGTCGTAAAGCAACGAGTTGTTTGCACTCATTTGGGACCAAACCTGTAATTTTTCGTCATAGTCTTCGTGCATCATTCGAGACATTTCCACCGACATATCCACCTTGACATTTTCCATAGATGCTGCGGTTTCTTGCTGGTGCTGCGCGAATGCTTGCTCAGGGTCTTCATAAAAATCAGGTTTGGGTTCTGCATTTAGTTCAGCAAGCTGCCGTTCAGCAGCCTGTCGTCTTTCCCGTTCGTCCATAAGAGCGGCGATTGGAATGTGAGCCGGTTCTCTCTCCGCTGCCGGTGGCGCAGCTTCTATTTCACCCGTGGTTTCTTCCGTCTCTGCTGGTTCCGCCTCTGTAGGGGCTTCCTCGGCTGGCTCAAGAGGTTCTGGGGCCGCTTCTGGCTCCGCTACCGTTGCGTCAGTTTCCGTTACGGTTTCGCCTTCAAAAAAGGTATCCAAATCATCATCTATCATCGTCGTCGCTCTCCATACGCCCGTTATCGTCGGCGGCACGTTTAACGCCCGAAACCCGGCGGCGGCTTGCGTCAAACAGACACAAAAAAACCCGCTAGATTGCAGGCCGTCGTAAATTCTTTAAGCTGTCACTAATTTAGCGTAGAAACCTCATTGGCCTTGGCGACCTTCTCCATTGCCGAAGCCTCTTTTAAATTTGTGTCCATGCTGGTGTTCTCAACGTCAGCCTCTTTCTGTGCGAGGTCTAGTTGCGAGTTCTTCTGACCAGCTTCAGCTTGTGCCGGGTCACCCTGCATACGTTCAAGGATAGCTTTTTTCTTAGCACTTGGCAGCGCGGACGCCTCAATAAGGACATCCGGCGGAACAGGCATCCCGGCCTCGTACAAGCGGACAAGTGAATCGAACTGTTCTTGCATAATTGTAATCGTGTCGGGCGCGTCTTCCATTATCAAATCGACTTCAAGCTCAGTTGTGTTATTTTTGGTTCCGACGACCTCTTGCATACGGGGATCGTCGCCCATTTGCTGCATAATGGCCTGAACTTCTTCCTCGGAAGCGCCTTGTTGCTGTAACTGTTCAACGTATTGGTCGCCAGCGGTGATAGGTGTGTTCATCCCGACAAACCTGACGTTGTTCTCGTTGTCGGTAATCCGCACCCACTTTTCCTCGTTCCAGTATTGACGAACGCGGTTCCAAATTTGTTTGTACACACGCAAAGACCACTGACGATGACCATCAGCTAAATTGTTGCCACCAATCATGCCGCCTTGCTGCTTGGCCTGGATGGCGCGGCCTGACTCGCTGCCAATCTGCCCGGTTAACGCCTCATTCGGGCCTTGATTATCGATTTCGTTCTTCGCCTCTTGCAACAAGTTGAACTGCGCCATCGTCATATCGGTGGAATCGAGTATTTGAAATTCTGTGTTAGGGTTTTTAATAACGTGGCCGTCAGGTTTAGCCAGTTCGCGTTTCATCTTGGCTACGTCATCAACAGCGCCTTCGTCGGCTAACGTCTGCCGCATAGATATCAGATGCAACGCTTTGGATCTGCGTTTGTTAATTTCATCCTGTGGCGCAATCATATCCGCCACAGCGCCGGAACGATTGTTCTGCCGATCCACATAAGCTGAATCCAAAACCATAGGGTTCTCAGGTTCGCCGTCACCGTCAAGGAACGGTGAAATCCCGCCTTCTAGTTTTGCGCCCTTTGTGAAAGTACACCAGTACCATTGGCCTTTTTTTCTGTAGTGCATTTGCACGACACGCACGCGACGCCGAGTTGAGTCTGCCCAGGCTGTGGTGTTGGGTTTGTCGTCCAGTGTTTCGGTGGTAGACGATTGCAAGTTGGCATCAAACGCCGCTTGTCCGTCTTTCCAGCGGTCAATCGCTTCATCGTAATCCTTCCAAATCACATAACCCATGTAGCGTGCGTCAGAAAAATCGCGTTTCGATGAGTGCGGGTCATAAAAAGTCCGATCCCAAGGAATGTGCTTGGTCTGAATCTCTGGTTCTTTACCCTTGAACGACACAGTGACTTCGCAACCACCATAACCTTCAATCTGCTTGTTCTCCCAAGCCAAAGAACGCACTTCGTCCCAATTGCTGTTCTGTGTGACGAACCTCAAGGCATCGGTAGCGGCTTCCGAGCCTTCTTGGTCGGCAGGGTTGCGGGGGAATGCTTTCGGGTCAGAACGAGACTGTTTCTCTAGTCCGAGTAGGAAATCAATCTTTGGCCGGATGCGGTTGTAAATGGTCACTGGTTGGCCGCGCTTTTCTAACGCTTGGATTTCGGTAGCGGTTAGCTGCTTGCCGTCATAGTAATCACGCGCTTTTTCGGACGCGGTGCGGGCGGCTTTGCTAGCTTCTTCTGCGTCATCGAACCACTGGACTAAACGAGCCAACTGGTCTTCTGCCGTTTTAAGCTCTTCATTCATACCGTTTTCCAGTTGCCATCGTCATCATCATCAAAAGCCCTGTCCCATTTGCTGCGGCGGTGCTGGGCTATCGCTGGCTTATGCCCCGCTACCATTTCGTTCAACATCCGGCCAAACAGGCTGAGAACGTCAATATCATCGTCCACCCGGCCAACCGGGAACGACATTAAAACTTGTAGTAATTCGGCTGACCAAGGCGCGTTCTTGGGGAGGTAAACCTTCCCCATCGCCGCTCTGCCGCGTATAGCTTGCGCCCGTGTCGGCTTGTCGGCTGCCGAGGCGTAACCTTCCCGCGCACAATAGATTTTACGTTCACGTTGCCGCTTGTCGATGAACGGGCCAACGGACCTAATAATCTGGCCTTTTTCCTCTGCCCATTTCAGCGGCTTGTGTTCGTTCATTAAGTCGAGCAATACCTCAATCCACACGTCCGAGGAAGTCTGCCCGCGCCACCAATCTAGAATATAAATATTGTCGTCAGGGTCCACGCCGCAGACGCCATGCACGGTGTAATCACCACCGTTGGCCGTCACCGCGTAATCGCTTGCCCCGTATTTCCGAAGGTGTTCTGGTGGCTCGTCGTACCACTTGAACCAGTCCCTTTCGAAGTACAAACCGCCCTCTGGCGCTGGCCGCTGTTGGTACAGCGCGTTCCAGTTCCTGGGGCCTTGTGTAATCTTTTCCTGTTCCCAATATTCCCTTGAGAACCAATCCGTCCAAAGAAACTCGCCAATCTCGCGGTTAAGCGGATCGTCCTTGCGTTCACATTGGGCGTGAAGGCAGAGAACGTACCAATCTTCGCCGTCCTTGGCTTTGATCCAGCCCGTCTCGCCGTCGTAGTCATCGGGTAGAATCCGACCGGCGGGGTCATCCTCATGCCAACGTGTCAGAATAAATACGATAAAGCCCTGCGGCTTCACACGGGTGCGAAGTTCTGACTTGTAGGCTTCCCAAGTCTTGTTGCGGATAACGATACTGTCAGCGTCTTCTCTGCCCTTGATAGGGTCATCTATTAGCAATCCATCGGCCCGGTTGCCGGTTGCACTTCCAAGCATACCAACAGCCATGTATTCGGAACCGTTAGTTAAGCTCCAATCACCCGCCGCCGCGTTCTCGCCGGATATGGTGGTGTCAAAAACTTGATTGTATTCATCAGATCGAACAACTGACCGGCAACGTCTGCCGAACTTATAACTGAGGTCTGCGCCGTAACTTGCACAGATGATTTTCTTGCGTGGGTTCTTGCCCATAAAATAGGTTGGAAAGGCAACCGACGCATACGTTGACTTAGCCGTACCCGGCGGCATGAAAATCATCAGCCGCTTTAGAACGCCTCTTTCGATTTTTTCAAGTTGTTCAATAATTAAATTATGGTGTTCCGCTGGTTCCAAACGTTGAGGGTAAAAATCGTCAGTCTGCGGAACCGGCGCACCGGGTATCTCAACGTACTTTACGAAATCAGTTAGGCTTCGACTCGCTCTGTCCGCCAGTGCTGTCTCCATGCAGTCCACCGCGTCCGCTAATTCCAAGTCGCTCAGTGAGTTCAGTTGCTCTAGCAAGTTTTTCGTCCCTACTACGCTTGGTTACATCCTCATGTTTTTCTGTGATTAGTCCGTGCAGCTTGGCTTTTCCCATAGTCGCACTGACCATTGCAGATGCCTGATTTGATAACAAAGCCGCTTGGCGACCCTCCTCAAGTTCTACAGTGATGGAGTCAACCGTTACATTGCAGCGTTCCGCGTGGGCCTCTTGGGTTTTCCCAACAGCCTCGCTGATGTCAACTTTTGTCAAGAGTTGCTGACCTATCTGTCGGGCCGTCCTCTCGCTGTACCCTGCGCGGATTGCGGCCTGAGTCGCGTTGTGATCAATTGCGTATTCTTTTACGAACGCCGTTTGTTTTGGGTTCATTCGCTAAACGTCGGGCGCACCCAACGACATCCTTCACTTATTGGCCCGCCAGAATAAAAACCACCGTCCATGTCGTCCTCCTCAATTTCTTCTAACCGCACAGCAATATCACTCGGATCGTCATTCAATTCATCGACGAACCACGTCAGGACATGTGTTTTTTCCATAAAAAAGACCTCACTGATTGCAGTCAGTGGTCTATTTGAAACTTGTTACTGGTCTATTTGAAACTTGTTACTGGCGATTCCAATCCAGAATCGACCATTAGAAACCCCGGTCACGCGCCAAACGTGCCGGGGCAAATCTCGTTTTTGTCACACACCCTTCCTAGGAGTACCGACATGTATATTACGGGGTGATACGTCAGAAATCTTAGGCAAATCTCACCACTACTTTATTATACCCACAGAAGTGACACTGTGTCAAGATGTTGCGTGTTAAATCTCGCCCCACACCATAGCTAGGCACTCCAGCGCGTCCTTGAGAAAATCGATGCCGGAGCGTTTATTGTATTTCTGGCTCATAGACCAAGCCCCGGCGCTGCCGTCGTTGACGCACACCCATTCCAAGACCGAGAGTTGCTTTGCGCTTAATTTAGCGTCTGTTTTGCGGAGGATCTCCAAGGCTTGCTGCTGTTTTTCATGGTTAGCTTCGCCGCCCCCAACATCCCCCGCCTCGTTCCGGCCCCGTGGGCCTAGGCCCGCTTGGTAAGTATATCTGGAGTATTGCTCCCCAACATCATAAAATATTTTATTCAAATCCCGGTTGTGGGACAGGTGGCCTTTGGTCATGTGCGAATATAACGCTGATTTCTTTTCCACTCGCTTTGGCGCTCCTAATTTGACATCTGTATCTACAAGGATAATCTCTTGGCCCTTGTTGTCGGCGTAGAGTGTCCCATCTGCCCGCATGGGGCCGAAATCTGCCGTTTCGTTTTTCATATATCCATCTTCAGTCTTCGTTGATACTTATTCATTTTCTACTATTCCATTCATCAGTCAGCTCCTCTGTGCTAATCTCATTAGTCATCGTCCTGTTCGACCCTCATAAATAAAACCTCGCCACAATGTCGTTTCGGATAAGCGCAGCCACTGTATAAATTAGAGTCACAATAAAATCTGAGGATAGAGCGGCTTCATACCCCCAGAAGGGTAGGATGAAATGCGTCAAGAACATGGAGACTACGAAACCAACGCCGACGTTGACTATGACGAACTCCCGCCTTCGGTTTCTGATTTCCTTGAATTTGTGCAGCATGGAATAGGGGGTGCGTGTTGGCATTCTGGTTCCTCTAAAATGGAATCTCGTCGTTTAGGTATTCAGTTGTGTTGGTAATCTTGTGGATTGATGCAGCCGGGAATAATTCCTTAACCTCGGCCACCAACGGGCTTTTGGATTCAAGCATTTCAATGATGCGGACGACCTCTGCCAATGAGTACACCTTGACGCCTTCGAACTCCTCAGACGCCCTATGTGCATCTGCCGTGTCTTTTGTGATGGCGTAGGCCACCTTGCCGCTATCATCACGCACAGACCAAACGTCGGGTGGCATGGGGGTTCGTCCTTTGGCGATAACTTCTGCCTCCAATGCTTGCCAACCTCGAATCATCACGCTGGCACGTTTGGCTACATCGGTCGGGTTGCCATCGATGACGGCTGCATCGAGTTTTGCTTTTGCCGATCCAAATTTTGTCGTCGTTTCTGGATTGGATAATTCTTGCAGCCGTCCGACCCCCCATTTCATTTCCATATCGAAGGAAACTTTATCCAACGGTCTAAGACCCTGATAAATTGCCTCTGAATTCTGGTTGCCGAGAAGATTTGGTGCTGTGAAATCATCGGGTCTTTTTGCATTTTTTTGTGGCATTTATTTTACTCCTTTTTCGGCTGGCATATTTGCCGCCGGTGTTGGTTGGGGGGTTCCCTGGGTTTTGGTTATCGCGAGATGACCGTACCCGTTAGGGTCGCGATCTTCGCGATTTCGCGAGTCCTTTGTTTTCAATGACTTAGCTAGGTTCTCGCGAAGCGTCGCGATAATGTGGTTTCGCGATAATTCTGTAACCGTTACTGAGTAAGGGTTTGACCGACTCGCGAACCCCATTTCGCGACTTTCGCGATTTTTATTTTTCTGCACCATAAAACACCTTTATCATCAGTTTTTTCTTGTCGAATTGGATGCTCTGAAAGCCCCCATTTCCTGACCATTCCACACACATTTTTACAGCGTTTTCGATGCGGCTTTTTATGGTCGATGAGGGTTGTTTAACGCCCTTCCGTTCCTTACGGAATTCCTTCATATCGTCAGACCCCCAGACAAGGCGATTGGCGACTGTATGGATGGAAGAACCATCATCATTGACATACCTCCAACACCGCCTGAGAAGCGTCGAGGCTTCTTCACGTTTAGCATCGTCTTCGTCTGGTTCTGAGAGTTCAACGTGTTTTAGGACGCCCACCTCGTCGCCTGTGAGGCCCAAGGTGCCGAAGGGCACGAACTGTCCGTGCTTCTCGAACCATGTCGCTGTATTGGTTGCCAGGGAGAGGTTCGCTTTAGCGTCATCCAATCGGATGTATCTATGCTTTTGGTCTTGTTCGATGCCGTACTTGTCGGCGTCTTTCTTGGTCATAGGGTATAAAGTGTGTGCAACACGGGTTACACCGACCACAGAACCAGCCCCCCGTGATGTATCTGCGTTGCCTATGTGTGAGGTGCTATCGCCCGCTTGAGTCTTACGGCTATGGTGTACGAGCGAAACGGCGCAATCGGCTTCCTGTGCGATTCTACGGTACTCGCGGGCCACCTTATTCATGGCTTCGTTGCTGTTTTCGCTAACGCCGTGGGTTTCTAAGAATGGATCCACGAAAAACAATATGATGTTTTCACGCTGGCATTCGTCAATACATGCCTGCACGTCGGGCAGTGTGATGACTTCCCCTGTCTTTGGGTCTTCTGTGGCGACACACAAAGGCCGTTGTTCGCCCGAATTTATATAAACCTTATCCTCTACCACACTCCACGGGATACCCATGAAAGAAGCTGCGGCGACGACACGGCGCATTAATTCTTCATAATCGTCCTCATTGTTATAAATCCATACGCGGCCTTTGTCGCAAGTACCCCGCCCGCCGAAGTCTTGACCGGCAGCGACGGCCAGTGCCTCTTGTATAGTGAGGGTAGATTTGCCCACACCTGGGGGTGCGATTGTGATTGTGACACGCTGCCGGATGTAACGGCCCTCAACGATCCATTTCCGGGGATTGATGCTGCGTGGGTCAAAACCTTTGACCGGCCTTGCGAACGTCGGGGTTTTTTCTTGCTGTTCAATTTCTTCTGTGACGGATACGGACGGCAGACTGCCCCGGTGTTCCGAAATATCAAAATCGTATTGTGCGGCTATGTGGAATATCGAACCGGCCCCAATAGTGTCCACCTTGCCGATGGAGTTCCAGGCGCGTTTCGTTTCGTTGTGGTCGTACTTGTCGGACCGTTGCGACCACCTATCAAAAATGTCCCAACCATCGGCCCCAACCGCGCCCTTAACGGCGTGGGCCATAATAATCCAATCGTCATAATGGCACCCGTCGTTTGGAATATGCGCCAGTGCGACACTAATATCATCCAACGGCGCGTCTTGTTCTTTGAGGTTAAGGGTTGGGGCTTTGCCGCCGCCGCCATCCTCGAACGTTGTGCGGCTTTTAACTGTGCCATGCTTGCTTAAAAGTTCGTTGGCAAGGGCCAGGAATTCCTCAACCTGCTTGACTGTGACAAGTGTGAGTTCGTTGGCCGGTATGTCCATGATGGAATCGTCGGGCCAATAATATTTTTTCTTGGTATCTTCGTGGATTCCGCTTGCGACGAATTGCTGACCCTCGGCCAAGATTTCTACAGCGGTGTCGTCCCCGTGGATATCATATACCGGGGTTTTGATCTTCCTCATTTGTTCGTCGGTACGGAACACCATCAGGAACTTTGGCTGCTTTCCGATCCTACGGGGAGCAAATCCCAGCTCTGATTCAATAAGGTCTTGCACAGCGTTTGATGTAAATGGATTTAAGATATCGACATCAACGGCGATAAGGTTGTGCCCTCCGCCCGTCAAAACACCGATGCTGTTGTTTGGGAATTTGGAATAGTCGTTTGCGTTGTCTGGTCGGTCTGTCCAACCTGTTAAAATGGGCTTCTTGCCAGCGACGGGCGTTACATCGTAACCTAGTTCAACCAAATTTGGCGCGTGTTTTTCATATCGTTTAGATGTCATCGTCACGTTTGACCCCCGATCCTAATTTTTGTGTCGTTTTATGTCCCCCGGCGTGCGGCCCCTGGATGGGACACCATTGGCGTGTGTCACACATATAAAATGCAGGATATGAACCGAGCGGGTACGCCGGTCTAATTAAAATCGTCCCGACATGCCCTATTCCAACAATCCTATTAACGCCCCAAACTGTCCTGCAATCCTCACCGTCCAAGCCGGGGAATAAATAAACTCGCTCAAGTCGTTTGCCGTTAAAGCTGTTGGCTCTGTCGTCATTTATTTTACAGTGGGTATAATCGACCGCTTGCCAAAGCGGTTTATTGTATTGGCTATTTGCTATGGTATAGCCGCCACGTTTTACCTCGATGCCGAAGACATCGAATTGGTAGTTACAATTAGCCAAAGGCCGCGCCAGATAATCTATGCGTAGCGGCTGACCAGTCTCTAGATGCAGTAATTTGCATTGTGAAAGCAGCCTAAAGTGCGGCTTTAGAATATTCTCTAAATACCTCTCAGCTTGTTTTTCTGTTTTAAATGATTGGGGAATATGTTTAACCAATTTCGTTATCGCCTTTTATTGGTGGTAAGAAAGCCCCGGTGTGCTGTCGGTATCAAACAACTACACACCGGGGCGGCTTACTCAAAACTCCTCGTCACCATCAATGTTGACATTCTCAACAGGTGCCGCCGCTTGTTGTTGAACGGCTGCCGCTGGTGCAGGGGCATCGGTTTCAATCGGCAAGTCAGCCGGTCGGTCAACCCACTTAACAATGACAAGAGTTGGTATTGTCGTGGAACCCCTACCGGCTGTTGAACTTACAGAACCGTCGAATTTAACAACTGGAACCTTGCCGTGGTTAGCGGGTAGTTCTTTCTCAAATTCGCTATAAAGAGCTTGAACACCCATGCAAGCGCCGACGCCGGTTGTGGCGAACTCCCGCGTAGGTTCTTCGCCAAACATATTCTTGGAGAAGATATTGAACTGAAAACCGCGTTTCCACTCACGGCCATCTGTTGGCTTAGGTGCCGGGTCTGAAAGACTCGCATCCATCACCCACTCAGGTGCAACACCCATCTCAAAGACGCCCCAACCCGTTTTGATCTGTTCAAGATCAAAGATTGCTGGTTGATCGAAAGCAAACTCGACAGGCGGATTATCCGCACCCTCCATTGACATCTTCCAAGACGAGGTTGACGCCATATAACGGACATGTGCTGTGAAATCGCCACCACCACCGCCGCCTAAATTTAAACCACTCATAGCATTTACTCCTTTTAAGTTGCCGCTGTTAGCAGCCGAATGTCTGACGACCTAATTCCCGTGTCTGCTGGTTCGACCAATAGAACGAGTCGTAATTAGGACAGAGATATTCGGCAATCTCTTGGGGGTCGCGGCTTATGCCCAAGAGCCGTTGCATACACAAGAACGCCCTGTGTAATTCTTTCAAATCCTGTTCGCCTGTTTCCAGGGTGTGCAGGGCGAATTTCTTTGGTGTGGCGTACATGAACTGTACGCCGTAGTTGTTGCCTTTAGCCTTCTGATAGAGAGCGCCTTGCTTGCGGTGTGGGGCGCTGATACCAGACGGGCAGCGTGTCGTTGACTTGCAATCAACGATCAAACCCGGCCACGTCCAATCAATGTATCCGATGATTGGAACGTGGACGCCTTCAAGCGTAACCTCGATTTTTTCCTGGCAACTCTCCGGCGCACCGAGATGCTTTAAAGCCTCATAGCCATGCTCAATCATGCCTGGGATGTTGCCGCGTTCCTTATCACGGGCCTCTGCGTTGCCGCCGAGTGCCGTCGCTACGTTGAACTTCTTAACTGCCATATCAACGGCGTCTGGCAACTCGGAAAACTCACCCTTTAATAAGTATTCGATGCCGAATTCAACAGCGTTCCCGCGCTCCATTGCGGGGTTGGAAGGCTCGCGGTGCTTGAGAACATAAGAGATGAACCAACGTGCTGGATCGTTAATAAACATAGACCCCTGGGAATAAGAAAAGTGTCTGATGCCGTGGATTTCTAAATTTTTATCAGCCATTTTAACACCTCATATTTTGCGGGGGATATACGGCGCACCCACTTAGCCGTCGCTCTTGATCCAAAAAACTGGCAGCCCGCCAACCATATCTGTCTTGACTGACCAAACAGTGCTTACTGCACCAGATAAAATGGCCTTATTTTTTACGACTTCAAAATTGACCGTCGCGCCACGCTCCCGCCAGTAATCAGCAATGGCTTTACCGTGCGCCCGTGCGCCATTTTTGCTGGTGTAATTTGGGATCACGCAGCACCTTCTTGCATTAATTTTGAATATCCGTAGCGGGCGATTAGAGCCGCGTCGGTGCGCCCGTTGTCTTTCTTCCTGGCCCAACTTGCGGCGTTGGAAGGGAACAGCTGTGTGGCCCTTTGGCGGGATGAATCCTTATCCGATCCCGGCGGGATGCCGTTGAACTTCTTCCAAGTCTGTGGCGTTACGAACGTCACCGGGTAATCGCTGCACAGTCCTTGTAAGATGCCGTAAGCCTCACCGAACCTGAACATGGACGTAACCCCTTGCCCCGGCATTGCACCGACCTTCTCCATAAACACAAAGTCAGGTTCAAATCCCAGAATTGCGGCCATCGTGCCGGGGATGTTGATCATCGTCTTGTTCTTCTTGCCGCTTTTGGCCGTGAAGGTAGGAATATCAGAGACTTCGATGTTGCTGCCGTCGAAAATGGCAATCGCGCCAGAAATTCCGGGGTCCACGCCTAAAACTCTCATTGTCTTCTACTATTCCCCGCAGTCAGTTGGTGCGACTGACTGTCTGGTTTCTGGGGAGAACCAAATAAATCCTTTAGAATTAAACAAGAGACTCCATTAGAAATGTTCGTTGCGCGTTCATGCGGCACCAAACGAGGCTGCGCGTCCTCGTCGCCAATAAGGCGTAAATTGTTTATGTCTGAATCTTTAAAATTAATCATTGTCTTGCCGTCGGCACTCCACACTTGCATTGGTATCCCCCTAGATGTTGGTTAAATCTTCTAACTTTCTCAGCGTTTCGGCGCGTGGGTTCCAGCCTTCCCTGTCAAAGTTGTGCAGCGCGTTCTTAGACAGCTGCGCCAACCTTGAAAGGCCGGAATTAGTAAGACCCTTTGTTTTTTTAAAGGTTCTAATTTTCTTGATTGATTTGTCGATATAGTTCATAATCCCTTTATAGTCCCTTTTTAAAGGGAATGTCAACAATAAAAAGGGTGGATTTTTCAGCGAAGTAATCCTAACTATATAATTATGTCTATGGCGGGTGACGCAGGTAGAGAGCGCCTAAAGGCTTTTATGTCCGAGAGGGGACT